GGCATATTTTCACGTTCTGCAATAGCAGCATTAAGAACATCAAGGAAGAGTTTGTTCTTTTGATAATCGCTGCTAGTATGAACTGCGTCAAAACTTTCAGTAGTTTCAGTTTGACTTAATTGTGTTCTAATTTTGTTACGAGCATCTTCTAATTGCTCTGTTGTAAATTTATCGACGTCGATCGTTGTGCCGAATTTTTTAGCAAGGCTTTCGTTCAAGCTCTTTACTGTAATTGGTTTTGCTAGTTCTCTTATGTTCATATCACTCTTCCTAATGATTGTGTTATATTTATTTATCACTTTATACAAATACGAAACGCATTAGATTGGCTTTAGCTTCTTGTGTTTTCGCTATTGCTATATCTAATCTAAACTCTGCTGTTTCTCTTTTTATGTAATTATCTGTTTTTTCTATGGTATTTTTAAAAAAAAGACTGTCTGTGTGGTGTTTTGCAATGGTATCATCGAATTTTTTGATTTGATCAAAGTGTTTTTTTTCTTTTAGCACACATTTTGCCCATGCAACTGCACCTGTTTTTGAATAGGTTTCCGCTATTTTTTTATTTTGTTGACAGTCATAAACCAAATATCCGTGCTTGCTTTTGCGTATTACTATATGGGCAATACGTATGCTATTGCCTTTTTCATAGGGAAAGGCAGTAATATCTACTTTGTCTACTAGTTCCTGTAACTGTTTTTGTAATAACGTGTCAATCATTTCGCATAACCAAAAAGAGTCCTTCGTTGCGTATCTTACTTACTAAACTTTTCTTAACTAAGTTGTCAATTATGACTTGTTCTCTTTCTGAATATGCGTTTAATGGGTGCGGTGTAGCACCTATTTTGGGCAGAAGTCCTGCCTCTTCGTTGGTTGTGTAAATCTCAAAATCTTGTATAAGTTCGTTGATTTTCATTACGTTGGTTGTTTCATTACTACTTTAGCACCAGGCTGTATGCCTTTGTCTACTTCACCTGCGGCGCCTGTGTCTATTACAAAACGCTTGCCAGTAGCATCACTTGGGTCTTTACTTATCATACCTGGTTTGTTAGGGTCTCTTGGTATTTTAGTTTCAATACCACTTCGTGGATCTTTAAGCACCACTTCTTTGTCATCAGCTGACATTACATCAAGTTCTTGTTCGTTAAGTGTTATTTCATATATTTTCATTTGAACTTCTTCCTTCCGAAAGGTGACTTTCTTGGTTTGTTTAATCGTGTAAGTCTTTTACTAGCAGGATTTGCTCTGCGAGTTATAGCACTTTTTACTTTCATTTGGCCACTGCGCTTGGCTTTTGTTGCTTTTAGTCCAACACTCTTTTTAACATTTATAGGCGCATTACATGCCGCTGGACTGGCTCTGACCTGTCCTTTGCGAGCACCGTGTAAACAGCGGAACTTGCGAGTTTGTTTACCGCCTGAGCGACTCCAAACTCTTGCTGATCCTGCTTCTACTATCTCACTAACAATCATCTTGCCATCCTGTTGAGAGCAGCTACTCTACGACTAGTAGGGTTAACTCTTTTGGTACGTTTTGCTTTGCGAGACATTCTTGCACCCATACGTGCTTTCGTTTGTTTTAATTTAATTCTTTTTTTAACGTCAGGTGCTCTAAAACACTGCGCTGGTTCTTTTACTACTCTGCCTTTGCGTGAACCAGATGTGCAACGATATTTACGTACTACCTTTTGTCCTGATCTTGCCCATACCTGTTTTTCTTCTAAACTTTCGTTATCTAATGAGTCCAATGCATCACTTGCAATTTTTGCAATTTCATCATCTGAAGAGTCAGGTTGCTCTGGCATAGGCATGCCTGATCCATCTAAAATAGGACCTTCTGGATTAGCTGGAGGTGTTTGATTGTTTGGAAAAGGAACAATTGGAGCAAGATATAGCGTTTCTCTTCTAAACCTCACATAAACAACTTCATGTGTGTCTTTTAGTTCTTCATATTTTTCAGGAGTAAATTTAAAAATATGATCGTTTAACTGTCCGAGCAGTAGTCTGTTTACTTCTCTTGGATTATCTGGTGTACCTTCTCCTTCGGTACCATAATATATTTCTCCAACTACTTCTATCATTTTTGCGATTGTATTTCGTCCAGGGTCGCCGTCAACAGTTAAATCATGATCTTGTTGGAATTGCATAACAGCTCTTGCTGTGCGTCTACCAAACCAACCATCTGCCTTGCCTGCATTGTATCCTAATTGATTGAGTATTTCTTGTAAATCTTCTAGTTCTTGAGTTTTGATAGAACCTCTTTTGGTTTTACGCCATTGGCTTGAAGACGTGTCAATTGCCTGCAGAACCGCCAAAGAGGCACGGGCTACTTCTGGGTCCATTTCTTCTGTAATAGTTGGTAAGGTCAGTTCTCTCAAATACATTGCATACTCCTATGCAGTATTTATATAAGTTTAATTGAAGTTTATTAATAGAACGACTATGGTGGAGAGTAGGCCTGCAACAATAGTTCCTGTTGCACCTATGATCACTTTGATCATGCTCTTGTTGCCTAGTTGAATATCTTGGTGTACATGCTCCAGTTTCTTCTCAACTGCTGTTAAACGTGACTCAAGATTCTCATAACGTTGCTGACATAAGTCAACATGTGCTTCAAGATTTTCTCTTTCTAAATCTGTTGTTCTGGCTCTTGCCATTTAACTCTCTCCATTTTACCCTTACTCTCGGGCAATTAGTAAACTCTTAGTTGGCCTAATGAATGGATGCCTTGTGTGCTTTGCCTTAATTATAAAGTTATTTATTGTCTAGCCTAGTGTTAATTATCAGATAGTTTAAAAATAATATTGCACTCAGTGTTGTCTTTGGTTCTAAACGCACGATTATTTATATGCACTGTTTCTGTTAGTTCAGTTATGACAGGCACAAGATCAAAATCTTCTGTAAGAGTTTGTTCTGTTACGGCACCTTTATAGTCATGTTCAAACGTAAATTCCCAATATCTCTGCTTGCCTGTGATAGCACTGCCAAATCCAAATTCTGATACATCACCTACATGTGTAACACATTTTAATGGTATAGCATTTACCCTAAGTCCAACTGTCTGCAACATGGTAAGATAATTTGCCTGCTGGTTGCGAGCAAGTTTGTCATCTTCTTTGCGAGCGTTGGTTTCAGTAATATCTACTACAGTGGTCAAGGTGACTCTCATGACAGTATTTAACGGTCATAAAAAAAGCGCCACCCTAAAGTGGCGCTTTGTGTTTAGGTTAAAACCTATTATGCTACAGCGAAGCTTGATGCTGCCGCAACAGTTGTATCAGTTCCGATACCGTCTTGTGCTTCAAGACGTGCCGCAATTGAAGCTGCTGTGTTTGAGTGTGAATCAACTACTACAGACATAACACCTGATGTGTCATCTACTGCGTGTAATAGGTGTGGTTGTAATTCACGAATGATTAAATCGTAGATAGAACCATGTGCACCGTCATTAGCTGTTTTAAGGTCTAATGCTGTGTTAGCACCGTTTGATGTTGATTTTAGGGAAATAAGAAACATGCTTAAAGCACCTGTTGTTTCTAGTGTTCCTACTGTGTTTGCTCCACCATTAACTGGTGTAAAGTCATAAGTTACTGCCATTTTCTTCTCCTTTATCGTAAATAGCACACTACGCTCAGTAGTGTTTGTATAATATTATTTAGTCAATATAGGAAAATTAGCTACTTTAAGGTCTTTTTCGCCCGATTTTGAATACTTCTAAACATAGATATGTAACTAGGGCCTGCTCTTACAACATCATCAAGTGCTTTAATTGCTGGTAAATAGGCCTTTACCATTTGACTTGGAATAGGTTTACCTGCCGCGGCAAGTTCTAAAAATGCTTTGACTAACATTATGTTCTCAGTGCCTACAAGATATCTATAAAATACATAATCTCTACTTGCAGCACTAACATCTGGTTTGCTTAATACAGGCTCATTGTCCGCAACCCAGTTGCTTTCTAGATCTTTGATTACAACAAATTTTTCAAAATCATCTATGATGTCACTGCTTCTAAGTTTAGCTCTTGCGGCATAGATAAGTTTTGTTGCATATATTTTTTTCTTTTCTATATTCAAACTATTCCAATCACTGATGTTTCTACGGATAGTTTTATAATCTGTGTTTGAAATCTTTAAGATGTTTTCTAGTTTGACAAAAAATTGAGTAGTACCGCTTGGTCTAGTTCCACTGCTGAGATTCTGCAGATAAGCATTTAAGTATTGCAAAGGAAGAGAAGTGTTTGCTCTACTACGTTTTGCTGCTCCTGGGTCTTTTAGCTTTCCAATTGCTCTATCATCACCGTTGACAAAGTAAACAAAGTTGTATAGGTCAGTGCCACTTATTTTAAATCGCTGATAATCGTTGTCTCTGCTTTTCCTACAGTAATCTCTTACAACAGATGTAGCCAAGGGTACTTGGCTCATAAGATCAAGAACTAATAAGGTTAGATACAAACGCTCACAACAATCAGCATAGGTCAACACCTTCATGTTGTTGTTATTGCGTGTCATACGTGCTTCTTCTAGTTCTTGTAAAAATTGCATTACATTCTGCTCTTGTTTTGTAAGGCCATTTTAGTTGTATCACTCATGTAATTTTGCACATACATTTGTTGCATACTTTTACCATCATTAGCATCTAAGAATGGTGTTAGTCCTGTCTTAGTAGTGATGTCTCTTGAAAACTTTTCTTTTTCTTGTCTATCAGTTCCATTCACTGTTTCACGCTTCAACAAACGCATCAAAGATGCAGCTTGATCTGCTGTTATTTTAATTTCCGAACCATCTCTAGTTTTGACACTATCTAGCGGATTAGGATTGCCTCTACTGTCTAGTACCTTTCCTAGTTGATCAACTATGCTAAACCCATCTTTTACTGGATCAAAATCGTCATCTTTGTCTAATTCACTGCCTAGTCCTTTGAGTCCTAGATCAGCAAAGTCACTTTCATTTACAAGATCTTTAATTTTCATTTTCTCTTCCTTATCGTTGTACAGCTCTGTTGGCTGCTGTAAAACCAGCTCTGTTTACAAGTTTAATATCGCCTTCAGGATGAGCTAGTACGTATCCTTCGCCGCCTTCAATGTCGCCAATGTTTGCTTTTACATCAGCATCATGTGAATCCAGTTGTTTAATAATATTATTTTTAACTTCTCTAATCTTATTCATTACTTCCCACATAGCGTCAAATCCCTGTTGATTCTGTGCAATATAATCTACTATCCTTTGTTGCATAGGCTTGCTGACTTTACTTGCAGCTAGCCAACTAGTGAAATCTTTGCCTAAATTTTCTAAACCTGTGTCAACTTTTGAGTTTGTGTATGTGTAAAATATCTGCGGTAAACCTTTTAATTTTAAACCTGTAAGTGTTTCTGTATTTAAAAATTTATCTATTGCTGTCGCATCTTTGTTTATAATAGTTCTTAGTTCTTTAATGTTGTCATCTTCTACTTGAGGCGCTCGTTCTACTGTAACAGGAGGTACAACAAAAACTTCATTGCCTTCAAATATATCTGCAATGCCTGGTGGTAATGGTTTCTCATTGCCTTCTTCATCAACCAATCTATGTATCACTACACCTGTTTTGCTTTGTGCAATACGCTGTCCAATTGGACTGTTGGTATCTACTCTGTAGGTAACAATATTTGGTGTAAACACAAATTTATTATCTTCAACAGGCGGTGTGTTATAGTATAATAAGTCACCTTTAAAATAACCTACAAAATCTTTTGGAACTGCTTTTTCATATTCATCATAGATGTCTGCCATATTACCTACGAAGACTTTGTAGTTTGCGGCTTTGTCTGGATCTGGATTGTTTGCACCGGGGCGGGCCATAAGCATTTGCTGTAGAGCTTTCGCACTCTTTGCTCTTCCATCGTATCCTTTTGCTCCAAATCCTGATTTGTCTGTGAGTATGAACTCTCCATCTGCATTGCGGCCAAAAATGATTGCGGGAGATCCATCCCATTTGATCGTGACATCTGTATGTCCTCCTTGCTCAAGATTTTTCAAACTTTGTACGACACGAACAGCACCAGCCGAACCATCAAATATAACAAAATCTTCTGCGTGTTGAATACGAGCATCTGCTTCAACAAGAGGCTGTGTGTTTATATGTTTGAACTCGTAAAATCTCATAGCATTCTCACGCTGTTTAGGCTTAATCCTGCAAGCTCTTTGATGCGAGTAAGTTCTGCACTTTCAGGAAGGCCCTTGCCAACCTTTTTCATGTTTTCTAACCATGGAGCAATTAGTTCTTCAAAGTTAGGATCACTTCTTACGTATGCAATCATGCTTTCAACTGTGTGAGTGTCTGCTTCTCTTGCTCCTGGTCCAAGTAATACCTCTGCAATTTCATCCCAGTCATCTGCTACCACAGCATCCCCATTGTTAGGATCAACTACGCCTTTGGTTGGACTAAATTTATAACCTCTACCTCTTGCAAGACTCGAAAGTAGAACAGCTCTATCAGCACCTGTGTAGTGTTCTGTGCCTCCGCGCTTGGCTCCACGTTGTAGATTAGGATTGTCTGTTAGCATAAAGTCTGTTTGCACAAATCCATTGTTGGCATCACCTCTTATTGGTGTGCGAAAATGTATTTGCAGTCCTGCATTAGCAACCCAACCTTGGGTGAATGTTCTGCCCTTGTTCATAATTTCTAAATCTGGTATGCCCTGTTGTTGGCACCAATTAGATAGTTTTGCAATTATTTCTTCTTTTGGTAATTTTCTAATATCAACATTAAGATCAATGTCGCCCGAACTGTTTTCTTCAAACGTACCGTCTGGCTTGTTTTTCTTGCCTGTAGTTCCAAGCATATCTTCATCAACAAATTTAAAACCAAACGTACTATTCAACCAATCCACTGTGGGTTTTACATCAGCAGTAGCAATCCTTTGTGTGATAGGACCTTTTTCTGTTTTGAATACGTTGCCGCCTTCTTTAAGAATCATCGTCTTGCCTCTGCTTGTTTTCTATAATCTTTTCTATTCCACGTTTGAATTTGCGTGGGTCTCCGCTTTTAATACTATTAAGAAAGCGTCTTTCTAACTCACCAGCAGTGACAGAATCATAGGATTTATTAATTGTATTGATAAGATTTATACTGCTATTAATAATATTATTAGCAGTTGTTTCAATTAATCGATCATTGTCCTTGTTTAATCCAAGGTTATTTAATTCTTCTAAGATACTACGAGTGTGTTTTTTCATTGCACTTTCCTATACAATGTATTTATTGTATCTAAAATAAATATAGTTATAGAACGGAGGGCAAAAATGGAAATATCCAAACTTAATTTCAAAGAAAGATCCTTATTATTCGCGAATTTGGCACAGATTGCTTATTGTAACGAAAGAGATGCAAAAAGTCAAGCGAAAAATTACTCATTTAACACAGTAGAATTTTATGATAAAGACGGAGCTCAAGCATACCGCTTTATGAACAAACATGATTTGGTAATTGCTTGCCGTGGTACTCAGCCCTCAGAATTCAACGATATCAAAGCAGACCTACGAGCTGTGCCCGTGATGGCAGAAACAATTGGTAGAGTACACAAAGGTTTTAAAGCAGAAGTAGATGAACTATGGCCAATGATACTTGAAGATATTTCACGAAAAGCCAATGCTGGCAAAAAGATTTGGTTCTGTGGACATAGTTTAGGTGCGGCAATGGCAACTATCATGGCAAGTCGCTGTCATTTATATCCTGACATTGATCCTGTGCAAGAACTTTATACATATGGATCACCTAGAGTAGGATGGCGCAAATATGTAAACACATTAAAAGTCAAACATCAGCGTAGGGTTAACAACAACGATATAGTAACTCGTGTGCCAATGAGGATAATGGGTTATGTGCATCACGGCCAAGAACACTATCTAAACGCATATGGTAATGTACGTTCCCCGTCAGGCTGGCAACTTTTCAAAGATCGTATGCGCGGTATGTGGATGGGCATCAAAAAAGGTTCAATTGATAATTTTTCAGATCACTCAATGGTAAACTACTGTAACTATCTTGAGATGTATGCTTCAGGAAAAGAGAACAGTCAAAAATAAATAGGGTGCCCGTCGAAGCACCCTATAGTTTACATTCCTATCTGATTAGGAACAATGATATAGTGAATAGCAAGTACCACTCCAACTGATGCGCCTAAGCCAATCATCATCTTAAAGAAGTCTCTGCCTATAAGTGGAAATACTGTACGAAACTTTTCCTTGCCTGTTATAGTAGCCATAGCAAGTTCACGTCCACACAGTAGACCTACGAACACCCAAGTTGTACTCATCGGTATGTCATTTAGTTCTTTGAAGAACCAAAGGATTAGCCAATACACAGCATCAATAATAGTTGCTGACCTTACGTATCTCGTGTTGTGTTTTTCTAATACAATCTTTTGTATCTTACCTCCACCTTCACGGAACATAAATCCTAAGCCAACAACAAAAACTATGCTGACAAGAATCATTAGGTCCCAAGGTATCTGTCTTGGTAGGAACACAGCGATGTTGGCCATGTCATGACTCAACCAAGTGAACCATAGGAAGCCTGTGGTTACCCACTGTCCTATTCGCCACCAACGTTTGTGTTCTTCCTTAACAGGTTTTGCTTCATCAAGTATCTTGCTTACTACTATCCAAATAGCATAAGCCGCCACTGCCGCGACTGCGTATCCCATCATTGATTTCATAAGCATTTTTTCTAATACAAATGTAGAAGCAAAGGCACTTAATACTAAAAAAGACGTACTAACTGGTACGCCTATTCTTGTAAGTATTAATAGCAAGGCCGGAGCCATTGCGTGATACCATTGTATTTCTTGGAATGGAATTTTGTTAAGTCTGCCGTAACTGATGTCTCCACCATTCACATACCAGCCATACCAAAGCGTATATAACAAAACGGC